TCCTTCACGAGAAATCTTATCGACATTCAGATAAAGATCATTGATCAATCCAGTTAAGACATTTTCTACACTCATAATAAAAATCCTTACTTAGTTAACAACAACGCCGCCGTTTTTATAAAAATTCACACGTTCAGAATGCGGCATTACCTCAAATTGATCCCGACCCACCGAACTTTCTAAACGACTAACACCACCACCACCAGTAGCTCCACCACCAGTAGAATTATTGGCTACAAGATGATTGCTGTAACCCTTATCAGCCTTGATTTCGGATAAAACTTGATCCCCAGTTTTTCCTGTCAATTCAGAACCGTTAAACTCAACGATTTTACCATCCCGAACACTAAGACGAGTTGAAATCTTAGTGTTGATGGCATCACGAACCAAGGAATCATTCACCACATTAGCATCAATAAACTTATTAACAAAAGTAGCAATGGTATGAGAATTCTCAACATCTACCCGTTTCTTTTCATCATCAAGAATACGTTGCTCAAGTTGTTGTGATTTCTCATCCTGCTCTTTGAGAAGTCCCTTCATCTCTTCAAGACTGCTAGCACTCTGCATTTTGTCAGCCCGAGTTTGTTTCTCTTGATTTTTCTTCACACCTCTCAACAATTCATCATGATTTTTCTTCAAACCAGAAACATCCGAATCATACTTTTTCGTGATTGCATCTTTTTGTTCATCCGTCAAATCTTTGATATCTGATAAGTCCATTTCGATAACTCCAATCTGTCACAGGAGGTGTTGAAACTAAACATTCGCTTCTTCAAATACTTCTGGACGTTTCGCCCTCATTTCATCAAGTGTCAACGGTTTAAAATTCTTATCCAAACTCAAACGTCCAAATTCTTCGGGAGTTATACCCCCATTTCTCAATAATTTACCCCTGGTCACCCCAATTACTGAATTTTGAAAATCGGCTGATTGGGTCTTTAGCCAATCGTAGTATGTTTTATCTGCGGGCACTTGTCCAATTTTTTCTTCACCGACAGCGGGGCGTTTTGCATCTTTATCCAAGAAATCAAACCGTTCATCCAAAACGGCAACTGTTGTGGAACGGCAGTTTACATGAATTGGGGGCAATGGCCCCTTACCTATTTGAAATTCTCTACCATCCAAACTTCTGCACGTTTCTGTAGTACGACTATCTAAAGTAGATACCCATTCATACCCCTTAACTACGTCACTATTCTCTAACATCGTTTGAGTACGAGCTACACTCGCCACATGCTGTATAGCAGTGCGAACAATTGCCCGATTATCACGATTGATTTTAGCCATTACACCATTTTTAAATTTTTGTTGCTTGGTACCCCTAATTTCTAAGCTCATTTCTTGAATGGTCTTACCCTGTGCAAATCCTTGTTGAACAACAGTATTCACTTGATTGATACTCTTGACAGTCCAATCTTTGATGAATGGTTTCAATAATGGTTTGCTGGTAATCCCCTGCACCGACATCGGGACCACCCTGGCAGATGTTAAAAGTTGAGCAGGTGCCGGTGTAACAAAATCAACATTCTTCACCATCTTCCCTAATACTTGACTTTCAAACTCCGATTGATCAATTGTTATCTCTTCTAAATTCTCACCCAGAAAACCAACATACTCAGAGTAGATGTTATTTTGAATCTCATTCAAATCAGTAAGTAAGATTTGCAATCTGCGCTTACTCCTGACTGTTCCCCCTTCAAATTCCAAGCGCTTGATAATTGATAATGATAGATCACGCAAAAAACGGGCAAATTTTCGATGTTCTCCTTGTTTCAATCCTTCAAGGAGAACCTGATTTCTAATTTCGATATTTTTTAACTGCTCCGGAGCAGTCGCCATTATTCAACATCCAGATTAACACCTGCTAATTCACCATCAACTTCTTCTTGTAATGTCTGTAAATCTTCATCGATGGAAATAACCTTAGATACCTGCAACTGCTCCCTTGCTATTCTAGTAGGATATAAACCAGACTGCCATTCGATAACGATTTGTTGTCTCTCCTGTGCAGTTAATTTCGTATCAAAAAAGTTGCTATTCAGTTGATATTCACCTTCGAAATCAACATTTAAAAATCTCGCAACCCAACCTAATGATTTTGTATACGAATTGGAAACATTGACACCAACGATTGCAAGCATTGATGCATCGGCAGCTTTTTTGCTTCTAACCGCTTCCGCTGTTTCAGATCCACCACCTTCAGAAATCAATTGTGCGCCAAGGGCTATCATTTGCTGTTCTTTATTTTTTGCCAAATCGTTTGCAAGAACATTTGGATCCGGTTGGGCATAGCCAAACTGGCCGCCTTTACCCATCACAATAATAGATGTTTCACCAAATTTCTGCATCTTGGTATCTTTATTATTCGGATTATTTTGGACACTCCGATAAGAATCATCCGCGATCCAAGGAGTTGCCGCCGATAATTGAAATGAACTATGCTCAAGATCAGCACTATTTCTATAGTGACCAATATTAACATCCACCAACGATTCCAATGGTGCAGAATCCACTATCGAATCGTTATTTTCGGAACCAACAAACACAAACGGAATCTCATCCCACGCTTTCCCAGATCCATCTATTATCTGTATTTCTTCACCCGGAAAATGATCACCTTCGAGCCATAATTGTTGAGTATATTTCCCATCACGCAATCTAAGAATACGATAACGTTTTTTAATTTCACGATTTATTCTCTGTTCATCTGTAAATATACTGATCATCTCCAATAACACCACCAAATCAAGTCTTAACATTCCGTCAATAGATGATTGATTCCAATCTATGATATGCGATGCGTCATACTTTTTTACAAACGGTCTGAATCCATTTTGAACATCAGCTACAGTGATTACTGAACCATCTTCCTTAGTAGGCATATCAGTCAATAAGCCATGTCTACCAATTTGGATTACTTCAGATGACACAGCATGAGATTGCTGATTAATCCCCATTCCGTTACCATCGATATCAGTTTTTACATATTCCATTGAATCCGGTAGATCTTTCGGAACGATAGGTTCCACCCGATATAACATACCCAATAGTCCAATTAACGTACGTCCAGTAGCATTATAAAATACCGCAGATTTACGATAGCTAGTATTCAAACGCTTGTTATATTGAGATAGATCTAAAGAATTGATAATCCGCAAATAAGTACCTGGTCTAGTATCATCACGTTTTTTCAATTGGTATTCGCCGTTAATGACATCATATATTCGTTCCCAACGCGGAAAATTTAACATATATTCCGAATTCGGCTTGATATCTCCCCAATGCATAATTCAATCTCCTAAATTGTCAATTGAAATCCGATAATCGTTTCTGGCCTATTTATCGGAAATTCACTACAAATGAAATAACCCCCTGCGTCAGGCAGATGGTCATTATTGCCCGATTTATCAGGCATTCCTGATTTATCATAGCTCTGTTGTTCAAGGTCTTTCGTATATACTGGACAACGAACAGTATTGACTTTATATCGTCGTCTGCCATTACCATCTAAAAACATCCTATTCATAGATGCAACTCGATCCTTAATTCGCGGATTCAAACCATTATAGATACAATGATAACCAGCCTTTTCCAACTCAGCAATATCGGAAGTTGAAGCATCCACACTTTCTCGATTCTTACCAGTAGAATCCGGATAGATCGAAATCGGGTGATTCGGATATCGCTCTTTCAACACCAAGATCATTGCAGGGGTATCATAAACTCCGCTTAATTCATCAATTGCTATCGGATCACCATCTATTACAACATGAACTATTGCAGACATATTTGTAACGTTGAAATCCATTCCTATATGGAGATATTCGCCAGAATTTTCAGTAACCATTGAATTATTCAATGATCGATCGAACATATTATAAACTGTACCCGCTACCAGATTAACAAATAATCCATTCACATATGCATTAACCAACTCAGGAGAATAAGTCTCCATTAGGGTGGAAATATAATCACTCGGTAGATATTTTTGATTTTCGTAAGTAGAAGCTTGAACCATCGAATATGATATTGTGGGTTCATTAGAAAATAGATTATAAGTATGCTTGAATCCTTCTGGAGTAGTTGTCACTCCAAGTGACACTTGAAAATCTTTTGACCCCCTCCTACGTGCAATAATTTTATTCCATGCTTTTTCCTGCTTTTCGACACTTGATAATGTATCTAATTCGTCAATAAAAGCACGATCAAATTTAAAACCAATTATTGAATCAGGATTATCCATTGAACGACATATGATAGTTCCGTAGAAAAA